TATAAATCACTTAAACAAAAAAGGAATCTAAAATGAAATACAAAATATATGCAATATTCGATACAGCAACAGAATCTTACATGTCACCATTCTTTGTAAAAACAGAAGCAGAAGCACTTCGCGGATTCCGCGATGCAGCATCAAACCAAGAAACACCCATAGGAAAGCACCCAGCCGACTATCACTTATTCAGTCTCGGCGAATATACAGATCATAATGGCGATTTGCGTGCCCAGACTCCAGAGTGCATAATCTCAGCATTAGAAGCATCAAGCGCAGCACGACAAGATCGCGACCAACCCAAGGACTAAAAATGGCTAACAGTATCCCTTCCGTAACGTCACATACATTCTCTGAAGTACCAAAAGCGATGATATCTCGATCATCTTTTGATCGTTCACATGGTGTAAAAACAACATTGGACGCAAGCTTTCTGGTCCCAATCTACGTAGATGAAGCGTTACCTGGGGATACATTCAACCTAAATATGACGGGCTTTGCCCGGATGGCTACACCCATCAAACCAATCATGGACAATCTGTTCATGGAAACATTCTTCTTCGCTGTTCCGAACCGTCTACTCTGGGACAAATGGGAAGATTTCATGGGAAATCAGGCAGCAGCCGCTGCACAAATGCCATTTCCAGCACCAACAGATAACGAAGTAAGTATGCCAATTATCACCTTAGCAAACGGTGATGCAGACGCACGCGAACAGTCAATTTATGACTACATGGGTCTTCCAATAAACTCAGACGCGCAAATACAATTCTCAGCATTACCATTTCGAGCTTATAACTTGATATATAACGAATGGTTTAGAGATCAAAACCTAATTCAGCCCCAACCATTTAAAACAGACGATACAGGCGATCTAGTATCAGACTATAAATTACTACGTAGAGGAAAAAGGCACGACTACTTCACATCAGCACTACCATGGCCCCAAAAAGGTGATGCTGTAACAATTCCAACTTTGGGCACCGCGCCAGTAACGAGCTCAGGTTTTCCTGTCAAGCTTTCTGCAAGCGCTGACGGCGGCGGCTCATTTATGCGAGCGGATACAGACGCAAACCTATATTTGCAGAATCCGCCAACAGAAAACAACACATCGATGTATTCTGCTTTAGAGTCCGGCTATATAGCCGATCTTTCAGTGGCAACAACAGCAACAATCAACGACTTACGTACCGCGTTCCAACTACAAAAAATGCTAGAGCGCGACGCGCGCGGCGGTACTAGGTATACAGAAGTTATCCACGCCCATTTCGGCGTGACTTCTCCAGACGCAAGACTTCAGCGTCCGGAGTATCTCGGGGGCGGGCGCACCCGAGTTAACATCAACCCCGTGCAACAAACCGCAGCGACTAGTTCAGATACTCAAGTCAACAACACTCCCCAGGGCAACCTCGCTGCGTACGGCACGGCATCACTAATGAACCACGGGTTCACAAAGTCATTTACAGAACACTGCACAATTATAGGATTAGTAAACATCCGTGCAGACCTTACGTACCAGGAAGGATTAGATCGAATGTGGCAGCGTAGAGGTCGGTACGACTTCTTCTGGCCTGCCTTCCAACACATTGGAGAACAGGAGGTATACGCGGACGAAATCTATGCTTCATCAGATAATGACACTAATAGCATCTTTGGTTATCAAGAGCGTTACGCAGATTATCGTTACAAGCCGTCTAAAATCACTGGAAAATTCCGTTCAAACGCCCCTCAAAGTTTGGATATCTGGCATTTATCGCAAGATTTTGGAAGCACTCCACAACTAAATGAAGACTTCATTAACGAGAACGTTCCGATGGATCGCGTTATTGCAGTCACTACAGAACCTCACTTCTTACTGGATTGTTTCTTTAAACTACGCTGCGCGAGACCAATGCCACTTTATGGCATTCCGGGCAATATAGACCGCTTCTGATGGTCTGGCCCGCCGTAATAGCAGGAGCTGCCGGTCTAGCTGGCAGTCTCATTGCAAATAAATCACGTAAAGGTCAAGCCAAACAGCAAATGGCTTTTCAAGAGCGTATGTCAAATACAGCTGTACAACGGCGAATGGCTGATCTAAAAGAAGCAGGAATCAATCCAATACTTGCGGGTCAATACAGTGCCTCATCGCCCTCTGGAGCAATGGCACCAATAGAAAACCCGCTACAATCAGGAGTCAATTCCGCAATATCAGCCTACCAAACATCCACACAAGCAAAACAGGCAAGAGCACAAATAGCACAATTAAACGCGAACACAAAAGCCACCCAGCTAGCAAATCGGATTCAATCCGTAGAAGCACAATTCCTAGAGAAAAACCCACATGCCATAGGCAACAAATACGGCACACTCGGAAAAGCATCGTCCGTTGCCGATCTAATCGGCAAGAAATATGACGATGTCCGAGATATGGCCGAGCCCGTAATAAATACAGGATTATCAAATACCGCTCGCGAGATCCGCGAGCTTCGCGACGAAGTGAAAGGATATATTAATAAAGCGAGAGCAGATTCTAATCGTCGTAGTTACGAAAAAGGCAAAAAATCAGGCGGTAATAAGAAAACGCCGATGACAATTCATATAAAAAACGGAACACCGGAACGTAAATGACAAAAAAACAACCATACTGGCCCCTCCCAAGGGCGCCGCAGCAACGCGAAAGGGTATATGCGCCTAATACCCTACCTTCAATGACTGAACAGTCTCACGGTCCATCCTGTGATCTCAGGTTAATAATGGACCGATTCACTAAAACAGGAGAAATCCCGATCGGAAACACACGAGGTCAACCCGAGTTCATGGAAGTACCCGATCAGGATATAGATTTTCAATATATGCAAAATAAAGTTGCCGAAGCCAAATCACTATTCGAGCAACTCCCAAAGGAAAAAAAGGACGTATTCCGGACACCCGAAAACTACGTCAATTTCGTGTTTGAAGAACACAATAAAAAACTCGAAAAAGAACTCGAAGATTTCTCCCAACCGACCGAAGGGAGCTTGGAAGAAAATACGAGTAAAAATGCGCCAGAAATCGAAGCCAATGAAGCTTAATTCTGGCACTCGGCTATTACCTCTACTTGATGGTAATAGCCCCACTGACACCACAAGTGTCAAATTACAGAAAAAACCAATAGGAACAGCACTATGCGTAGATCGAAGCTGAAGAAAAGGAAAAGCCGTAAATTATTCACAAAAACGGCCATGCGAACTAACCGCAAAAACGTCAAGAGACCACGTGCCATGCGTGGCGGTTATCGCCTATAAAACGGAGTTAAAAAAATGTCATGCATAGCGCCCATAGATGCGTGGCAGACCCAAGACGGAATAAAGTTCAAACCACCTTATCGGTCTGCACTATCTCCACCTATAAAAATCCCCTGTAGAAACTGCATTGGATGCAAAATCGACCGCTCAAAAGAATGGGCTGTCAGATGTATGCATGAAAAATCAATGCAGGATGCCGAAGGAAAACCTTGTATGTTTCTCACTTTAACATACTCAAACGAACACCTTCCTCAGGACGAAGGACTTCATCACGAACATTTCCAAGCGTTTATGAAACGCTACCGAAAATATATACAACCAAAAAAAATCAAATTTTACATGTGCGGTGAATACGGCGAACAATTAGGCCGACCGCACTATCACGCAATAATATTCGGACACCAATTTTCAGATCTTGAGAAACTAGGCAAAAACCTAAAAACATCAGCAACGTTAGAAAAACTATGGGGAAAAGGATTCGTAACAATAGGAACAGTAACCTATGAATCATCAGCATATGTAGCACGCTACATCATGAAAAAAATTACAGGAGATCAAGGTAAAGATCACTACAAAAAAGGATTAGTAAATCCAGAAACAGGAGAAATAACAGAAATAGAAATTCAACCAGAATACAACCGAATGTCTACAAGACCAGCAATCGGAAAAGAATGGTTCGAAAACTACAATAAAGAAATAGACAAAAACCAATTACATATCAACGGTCGCACAGTAAACGTCCCAAAATACTATCTTAGGCGTTTAAAAGCAGTGGATCCGGCCCGATATGAAATACTCAACGCTGAACGCGTTAAAGCAGCAAAAGAGAACCAACCAACCGAAACGGCCCTAGAGGCC